CGGCGCTTGCGGCGGAGCGCGCGGCGCGGATCGTCAACGACGCGGCGGTGCAGGCTGCGGCGAGCGGTGGCGGTGGCACAACCTCCAACGCTGCGGCGTTCAGTGGCGGTGTCAGCAGCGGTGCAACGTGGGTGACGATTGCCACGGTCACGCTAACCCCGACAGGCGCAGGGGGGGACTACAGCATCACGGTCAACACAGACGCCTTCATCAGCGGCGGGCTTAGCGACGATGGGACGGTTGACACAAGCTTCAGCGGCAACTGGCGCATCAGGGAAGAACTGACGGGCGGCGGCACGGAATACACGCTCGATAGCGGTACGTTCACGGTGGATTACGCGGCTGCGATTGCCGAGAGCGAGGCGGGAATACCGTTCACCATCGGTCCATTCTGGACGACCTCATTCACAGGCCTGCCCCTGACCGCAGTTCTCATTCCGGCGAACGAAGGCGCGCAGGTGGACATCCGGCTCGAGATACAGCGCGCGAGTGGAACGAACGAGATAACGGCGCCGGGCTTGTCCGGCAGTATGTCAGTGACGTGGACGGCATAAATGAGCGGATGGGATACAGTCATCAAGTTCGCAGTCGATAACGCTCCCGCGCTGATCAATGCGGGCGCGTCATTGGCTGGCGGATATCTGAGCGGACAAGGCGGGCAAGCGGCTGCGGGTGCGCAGCAGGACGCGGCGAACCAGACGACGGCCTTGCAGCGCCAGATTTACATGGATCAGCGCGGCCTAGCTGCGCCCGGCTACATGACGGGCGGCGCTGCCTCTAACAAGCTCGCGGCGCTGTTCGGCATCGCGCCACAGGACTATCAGGCGGCCTACGGTGGCGGCGGCGGGATGGGCGGCGGGATGAGCGGCGGCTCGCAGATGCTGCCGAACCTCGGCGCGGGCCAGCCGGTTCAGGGTCACACAGGCGGCGGCGGGTCAAACGCGGCGGCGGGCCTGATCGGCAGCGTTGCGGGCAGCTTCATTCCGGGCCTCGGCCCTATCGGCAGCGCGCTAGGCGGCGCCGTCGGCGGCATGATCCGCAACGGCGGGGACAATTGGAAGACGGTGGCAACACAGGCTCCGGGCGGCTTCAACTATGCCGCCTACATGCAACAGCCTGACCTTCAGGCCGAGTGGGCAAAACCCGACATCAAGGCGCTGTTCGGCGGCAACCAGGACGCATACGCAAACTGGCACTACAACCAGTTCGGCAAGAACGAAGGCCGCACGCTCGCATCAACGACCGACACGAAAGGCACGATGCCCACGGGCGGCGCGCAGCAGGTGCAGGGTGGCGCGATGGGCGGCGCGTCCAACCCGCTCGCGGAGTTCTACGCTTCGCCCTATGCCAAATTGGCAACGACCATCAACGACCAGCAGTTCGACCAGATCAAGGGCAACCTCGGCGCGGCCGGCAAGTCCATCAGCGGGGCCGCAGAGGGCCGCTATGCCAAGACGCTGGCCGGGAACACCTACGGCGCGTTTGGGGACTATACGAACCAACTCAACAGCCTCGCAGGCATGGGCCAGACGAATTCGCAACTCGCAAGCACTGCGGCCGGCAACTACGGCGCGAACGCCGGGAACGCGATGATGCAGGGCGGCAATGCTCGAGCCAATGCGCTGACCTCCGCATATCAGGGGTACGGTCAGGGCCTCTCGGCGGCTGCTGGATCGCTGGGTGACTTCTTCAAGAAACCGGGAACGCCGACCTACGGCCAGCCCGGCTATGTCGATCCGTCGCGCGCTGCTTATCCCGGACAAGGGTTCGCCTGATCATGGTTGCTTACACCGCAAGGAAGAACCCGCTGGCGATGCCGACGGGCGCGCCCGCTCCTGCGCCCGCTTTTGACGTCTCGGCTGATGCCTACCAGCCCGGCGCGATGTCGGCAGCGCCAATGACCGCATCGCCAATGGCGCCGTCCGCAGGCAGTCCGTTCTCACCGCCGCAGGGGCCGCCACGCAATGCGCTTCTGGCGTCTGCGCTCGATGGTTTCCAGCGCGGCTTTGACCCGGCAGGCTTCGAGAAGCGCGAGGCGACAAACAAGGCCGCCGAAGGCGACAAGCTGAAACAGACGCTCGCGCTCATGCAGCAGCAACGCGCGCTTCCCGAGGCGCAGCGCGGCCAATGGTGGCAACAGAACGCGCCGACGATTTCGAAGATCATCGGGCAGGACGTCTCGCAGATGCCGCTGGACGTCACGAAGTTCAGTGACCAGGCGCTAGACGGGCAGATCGCGGCGCTGTCGGCGCAGGCGGGGATTGGGCCTGTCGTGCCGGAGCCCATGACGGCTTATCAGGCTGCGGTGCTGAAGCAGCAGGAACAGCAAGCCGGCCAGCCTACGCCGTTCAATCTGGGCGATGGCGCGTTCGCTGAATACGACCCGACAGCAGAAGCGGGCAAGCGCCTAAACCTGATCCGTCAACCGACCGAAGCGCCCGTGAAGATGGAACAATACACGGACGGCACGGGCCAAGTCTGGGACCGCAACCCGTACACGGGCGAGAGCCGCAAGGCCAACGTGCCGCGCGCTCGCGTTCCGGGTGAGGGTGGCAGCGAGGGCAACTCGTTCCGTCTGGCCTCGCCAGAAGAGGTTGCTGCTGCGGGCCTTCCGCCCGGCACGGTGATGAAGATCAACGCAAAAACCAACGAGCCGACCATCCTTCGCAATCCATCGCAGACGAAGGAATATGACCCCGTCCAGATCAGGCAGTTCAAAAAATCGGTATCTGGCCTGGACCTGCTGAACACCACGATGGACGAGTATGAGGCAACGCTCAAGAAAAGCGGCGGCCCGCAGAACATCAAGGGCTTTTGGAATGTGGAGCAGTCAAACGCAATTGAGGCTGCGCGAAACAACACGCTCGTTCTGGCCAAGGAGCTTTATGAACTCGGCGCGCTGGTTGGTGCTGACTTCGCTATCATCGAGGCTGCTATCAAGCCCGCAACCGGCATAGAGGCAAGCGGGCAGACGAACGAGACGATTGCCGCATCGTTGGCGCAGGTGCGGTCAATGCTGGCAAACAAGATGAGCCAGATACCGGAGGAATTTGTTGCCGAAGTTCGCAACAGGTATTCCGGTCCAATGGCTAAGAAATTCAACGCCACAAAGCCGAAAGCCACGAAACTCCCGCCCGGCGTTACGCAGGAAATGTGGAACGTGATGGACGAAGAAGACAGGGCGGCGTTTGACCAATGAACGATCAAACCCAACCCGCACAGATGACGCCGCAGCAGCGGCAGGCCATCGCCAAGGCCAAGGCGCGTCTGCGTCTCCAGCAGCAGGGCAAGTCTGATCCGAGGAACTTGTCTCCCCTGATGCCGTCTGCGCGTTCGTCGCCAGATGCAGGACAACCGACCGCGCTGGGCGCACCCATTCAGCGCGGCCCCGTCATGGCTCCCGCGCAGCGTGCGCTACTCGAGTATGACAACTCCGGGGCCAAGTCTCGCGGCTGGCGTCCAGAGCAGTTCGCAGCCGTGCAGCGAGCGCAGGGCGGATCGAAAGACCCTGCCGATGTGATGGCCCTTCGCTCGTGGAACAACAGCGACAGCTTCGCGAACGAGAACCCGTCAGTTGATGCTGAGAGCTTCTGGAACGCTCCGACGCCTGAGCGTATGACGAATCCCGTCAAGCGTTTTGCTCGCGCCGCGACAAACGTGCTTGCCGAAACTGGCAACATGGCTTTGGAGGCATTCGACTATGGTCGCGGCGCTCTTGAGCCTGGCCCGCGAATTCCCAACCTTTTCGTCCCCGAAGCTAAAAACACCGGCGAAGCAATATCTGATGTAACCGGCACAATTGCTGGCTTGGCCTTGCCGCTTGCTGCGCCGGCAAAAGCTGTTCAGGCCGGGGGGCAAGCCCTTCGCAGCACAAGTGTGATTGGTCGAACCGCAGCCGCTATTACCCCGCAAGGCACAAATGCGCTTGCGAGAGGTACGCGCCTTGCGGGCCGCCTCGGGATGATGGCGCCGGAAGCTGCAATAACGGCAGCAGGTGCGGGCGCTATCCTTGGGGGCGAAGGCAACCGCCTGCAATCGGCGGTAGAGTTCGGAGCCGACCCGTTCAACTATCTCGGCCAGCCTGCCGCGCTGTTTCTCAATCGTGCGGCCATCTTCATCAAGACCGCAGGCAGGCGCGTGACGCCCGAAGTGGTGCAAGTCCAGCGCGCTGAAGAAGTACTGCGCCGGGCCAATGCGACAACCGCACAGAAAGAGGCTGCTGCAAAGGTTATCGACGACCTGACGCCACCAGCCCCGGAGCCCGCGCCCTTCAGCGCCCCTGCGGCGCCCAAGAGCAGCGGCTTCCTTCAGAACAACGCCGACCGGATCGCGGGCGGCGGCGTCGGTGCTTTCTTGGGAGGCGCTGGGGATGCCCTTGCAGCCCCCGGAGATGGCAACGAAGGCGGCGGGCCGGATGTTATCAACCCGGTCACGGGAGCCATTGCGGGCGTTGTCGGGCCGCGCGCTGGGGCGCGTGCATGGCGAAGTGCGGGCAGCGCAATCAAAGGCAGCGCATACAACGAAGCCGTGGCTGTCAGGCGTGTGAAAAACCTGCTGGCCCCTGCCGGCCGTTCTGCTGATGTAATCAAGGCGGGCGACATGGCGATGTATGGCGGGAAACCGTCCGTGCTGGCCGACCAGACGCAGAACGCGCAAAACTTCAGCGTTAACCTGTCGCGGCAAGTTGGCGATGCGCCAGAACTTGCAAGCCAAGCGGTTGACGACCTGATGCGCACTCGTTCGGGGCGGTTGTTCTCGGACGTCGAAGAGACGACGAAGATCAACCCCGCAACGGTCAGCGGCGACCTTGACGAAGCAATCCAGCAGGCGTCCGAGGAAATCAGCCCTGCTTACGAGGCGCTGTTTGGGAAGTACGCAGGCGTCAACTCTGAGCGCCTGATGGAACTCGCGGACGATCCTGTCGTGGGTCAGTATGTCCGCTCCGCCATCAAGAAAGCCGAAAGCCTCAAGACGACTAAAGGGCAGGCGCCCAGCAACGCGCGCATCTGGGATCTGGTCAAGCAAGGTCTGGACTACACGATCCAGAGCCAGAAACGCGCAGGCGGTCAGGCGTCTTACGAAATCCGCGCGGCGCTGGAAGCGGTAAAGGCCGAGCTTGATGCACTCATGCCGGAATACAAGGCCGTGCGTGATGGAGCAGACGCGCCACGTATGCGTGACGCCCGCAAGCAAGGCGCGAAGATTGCCGGTGGTGGCCTGTCCGTCGAGAAGGTCCGCGCCATCGCGTCGAAGCTGACCGGCAAGCCGCTGACGGCTTTGCAGATGAGCGCGGTTGAGAAGATCGTGCCTGACATCGAAAGGGGCCGCGTTACTGGCTTGGCCAGCGAGCGGATGCGTGAAATTCTAGGCGAGGTGTTCGGCCAGGATGCAGCCGACAAGCTGGTCGCCCGCATTCGTGCCGAACAGACCATCATCACCAACGCACAGCGCCGCGATCCGGACTTTGGCGCTGTGACCTCTCAAGCCGGGATGGCAGATCAGGGCCTTGGCGTTCTGGCGGCCGACGCTTTCCGCGCGGTACGCAACCCGCTCGAAGCCGCCTTGGCCGCGCTGTCTCGCTCTGGAGCCTACACGCAGGACCAGCGCAACCGCATTGCCCAGATGCTTTACAGCGGCGCGACAGACGAGAACCTCGCCCGCATCTACGGCAACCGCCCCCCACGCAATGCGCTCAATGTTGGAACGCCAACGACACCGCCCGCAAACGCACTGGCCCCGAGCAACAACGACTAGCGACGGCGGTTATAGTCTTCCCCTACAAGCAGGACGATGCCCACGAGGCAGAAAGCGAACGGCCATACGCCAAGCCCCCAGTATAGCCCAAAAAGCAACAAGCCCAGCCCGATAAGTCCCATACGCCCCCGCCTCCAAATCAGGCGCGCAAGCTAACACGTTTCCCCCACCCCCACCACAAACGACCCGGCCCCGCTTCGCAGCGGGGCTTTTTGCATTCCGGAACCCATCATGACGCCTTTTATTATCAGCCTGATCGGTATCGACGGCGACGCAGCGTCTGGTGGCCTGCTGTATAGCTATGTGCGCGGCACGACGACACCGCGCACGCTTTACACCGACTCAGGCGGCGCAACCCCGGCCAGCAATCCTGCCGTCGCCAATGCCTCGGGGACGCTGACGGTCTATTTTGACGACGCGCTGGAATATAGCTGGACCGCGAAAAGCTCCAACGGGGCCGACATCCTCTGGCAAGCCGATGTCGTCGGCGGCGTGCTGACGTTCACCTACCTCGCCCCGCTTGCGGTGAGCTATGACGTTGGCCGCATCAACGTCCGCAACTTCGAGATCGTCAATCAGACCGACTGGACCGATGCAATCACGCTTGCCACGGCCGCCGCATACGCATCCGGCAAGGCGCTGTGGTTCCCGGCTGATGACGAGAACTACGTCACCGACTGCCACAACTTCACCAGCGCGATCAACATCATCCTTGACAAAGGCGCGACGGTAAAGCTCAAGAACAGCGCCACGCTGGACGGCGCGAACCTCTATATCTTCCGCCTGCGCGCGTCGAATAGCTCTATCGTCGGCGGCACGTTCGACTTCAACCGGGATGGGCAGGACCGCGCTGCGTTCAACACGGCGGGCGGTTCTGCGGTGCGCAACTACTACGGCGTGCGCGTTCTCGGAACGCTCGCAACGCACATTGAGAACGTCAAGATACACACCAAGGTCATCAACTGCGCGGACTTCGGTGTCGCGCTGCAATACTGCGACAACTACGATGTGGACGTTGATGTCGAGACATCCGGCTGCGGCCTTATCTTCGTGGATTGCGATGGCGGCGTGTGCCGGCGCGCTCGCCTGTCCGAACTCGATAACGCTGATTGGGAGGTCTACCCCCACGCGTTCGATGGGCTGAACTGCGATGGCGGGCAGTGGGACAACATCGAGATCGTCAACCAGTCGGGCTACGACATCGCGTCGGGCAATTCGCTCTCCGACTGGTTCACCGGCATCACCATAGCGGACTGCGATAACCTGTCCGGCTCAAACTGGTATGTCGTCGCCAAGAGCGACACGAGCATGACCAAATCGGTCGGCATCTCGATGCTGGGCGTGACGAAGTCCAGCTTCGCCAACATCACGGTCAAGCGGTACACAAGCGTCAACCTTGAACTGGGCGCGCTGGACAACTGCGACTTCGCCAACGTGTTCCTCGATGGCGAGTATATGACGACATCGCTGTTTGCGGCTGAAGCGCAGATGGGCTGTCATGTCGTCAACCAGGGCCTGTATAGCAACCTGACGAGCCGCATTCGTCGCCCTGTGATGAATTGCACCTTCACGAACGTGCAGTCGGTGCGGATGCTGTCGAAGGGCTTGCTTGTCTATCTGGCGACGGATTGCCAGTGGATCGGCGGTAAGTTCAACGGCAACCAGTATGGCGTTGACATCCGTTCGGACAGCGTCAACGGCTCGTTTCCGACGCCTGAAACGCAGACCAGCGCGCGGCTTAAATTCCTCGGCGTCGAAGCGAAGTTCAACGAGATCGCGGGCATCTGGAACGGCGGGTCCACGGATCTTGAGTGCGCAGATTGCGACTTCTCCAACAACGGGCAAGCGGCGAACGCTGTTGGGGACGCGTTGCGCCTCACGGGTACGCTGGCGGTTGCAACCTCTGGCTACTACGGCAACAACTCGGCAACGACGGTTGCGCGTACACGGCCCCGCCTGATCGGCTGTACGTTCCAGGACGACCAGACCGTCACGACTTCGTTCGGTTCGGTTGACCCTGCCGCGCCTACCATCGTCAGCGTGGAGCGTCCGGAACTCTACCAGTTTGGCCAGACGGTCACGGTCAACAACGGCGCGACGGGTCCGGTTGACCTGATCGCGCAGGTTCTTGACATCAACAATGACGAGCTGACCCTTTCGGCGGCGATGACGAATTTCCCGCTGGTTGCGGGTACGGGTACAATCTCGACCAGCAGCACGGCAGTTACCGGATCGCTGACGGCGTTCACGACGCAGATCACGGGCCGGATGTGGATCAAGAACGGGTCCAACTATCGGCGCGTCATTGCGGTCACGTCCAACACCGCAGCAACGCTGGAAAGCGCATTCCCAAGCAACCTGTCGGGCGCGTCCTACGACATCGTCAAGACCGAAGTCGAGCTCATGAGGAGCCAGGACTACGGCATATACACCCTCTCCGGCGCGAATGATGCGGCAGTCCGCATTGTTGATCCGAAGTGGGGCGCCGGTAACAAGCTGGGCAACATCAGCGCGGCAGGCACTATCGTTGTTGGTGAAGAAGACCGCCTTACGCCGCAGCATTTCGGCGCGATTGCAGACGGCACGAACGACGATACGGCAGCGATCAACGCCGCCATCGCTTACCTGATCGCGCGGGGCGTCAACGCGAACAAGGAACTGTATTTCCCGAAGGGTGATTACAAGGTCACGTCCGCCCTGACCTCGTTCACCGGCTCGCGCTGGAACGTTTACGGGCAGGGCATGTCGTCGCGCGTGTTTGCGTCGGGCTACAATGGCGACATCTTCTCGTTCGACATCACGGGCGCGACCAGCACAAACAACGCGCTTCGGGGCATGTGGATTGAGGGGCCGTCAAGCGGTGCGTTCACGTCAGCGGTTGGCATTCACGTCAAGGCGAGCGCTGCGGCGAACTTCCGCTTCGATCACTGCATGTTCGAAGACTTGTGGTTCCGCTATCTCAACGATGCCATTCTTCTCGATGACCCGTACAAGCAGGCGTACAGCGGCTTTGACCAGATCGGGAACTACTTCGCGCACCGATACGCTGGCATCCAGTGTCAGGCGACCGGCGCGAACAATCTTCAATACGGCATCCGCTTTGCGGGCGCGTCTGGCGCCCATCACCACTTTGCCGACAATCAGATTGCTGCGGCTGTGTCGGGCCTCAAGATGGGCGACGGTGGGACGAACACAGCCGTTGGCGACCAGACCATTGTGGGCGGTTACTATGTGGCCGGAACATACCCGATCCACCTGATTGGCCCGTCAGGCGCGGGGCGCTACAATCGGGACGTCCGCATCTGGGGCATCCAGATCGACGGTTCCGGCATTACGAACACCTACCGCTTCGAGAACATGACGGACTGCGGGATCATCCAGCATTCAACGCTTCAAAGCGTGGATGGTCAGCTCATCAACTGCGGCCTGATCGAACACGGCCCGCGCGCCACGAACCGCAACCTGTTGGCGAATGGCGACCTCCGCATTTGGCAGCGCGGGACGAGCTTTGTTCCCGGCGCGTCGCTTAACATGGCGGATGGCTACCGTGGCCGTAGGGCAAGCACCGCGTCAGGTTCAACGTACTCCCGTCAAACCGGCTTCAATGATGCGCAATACTGCATGAGGGTGCAGCGCGACAGCGGCAACGCAGGGACGGACAACTTGTTCGTCTGGCGTCAGGTGGACACGGCTGACGTCATCACCTTGCAGGGCCAGTATGTCCGCTTCTCGGTTGACCTCAGGGCGGGGGCCAACTTCTCGTCGGCGTCCAGCAATATCTCAATCCTGATCTTCACTGGCACGGGAACTGATGAAGTTGTCAGCCCATCAACAGGCTTTGCAACTGGCAACTCCACGATCCTGACCGAGAGCAAGGCAATCACCACGACCGGGACGCGCTACTCGTTCACGTCCGCATTCGTTCCGGTTGATGCAACCGAGCTTGCAATCGTGCTGCTCTACACGCCTGTGGGAACGGCTGGCGCGAACGACTATTTCGAACACACGAAATGGAAGCTGGAACACGGCAACGCTGCGTCCGAATTTGTGTCGAACTCCTTCGCTGATGACCTTCGCTGGGCTCAACGCCGCTACCAGAAATCGTTCAACCTTGCGACGACGCCGACGACGAACGCTGGCGCGGCTACAGGCGAAGAGACGTTTATTGCGACGGTTGCCGGAGCCAACACAAACCGTTCGCACCGCATCAAGTTTCACCCGCCGATGCGTGGCGTTCCTGGCATGACGTTGTTCAACCCGGAAGCGGCGAGTGCGCAGGTTCGCGACCAGACCGCAGCGGCTAACTGCACTTCAGCGGCAACGGCAAACATCACCGAAACCGGCTTCCACATTACCACCACGGCGGCGGCAGGAACGACTGTTGGCGGCGTGCTGGCGGTCCACTGGACCGCTGACGCAGAGATTGACTAGCGGGAACCTGACATGACCGAACAAGAACAGCTAATGCGCGACCTTGCCAACAGCGCACTTATCCGCACGGACTACCGCATCCTCAAAGCAATAGCGCCGATGATTGCCAGCGCTGAATGGTGCGTGTGGCGTGATCAGTTGCGCTCAATCTGGAACAATCCGGAAGGCGTGTCGGAAATCCCTGCCGAGCCTGCTTTTGGCTTTGCCAGTACGCAGACGGAACCCGACCCCGTGTCGGAAGTCGAGCCCGCGCAGCACTTCGCAGACCTGATGCTTGCAGACGAGACGGCAGACGATGCGCGCGTGCGCCTGTCGCAACGGCTGCGCGAGCTGCGCCACTACCTGATGGCCCCGGAAATCAAGGTCAACGAAGACAGTTCTGTCGGCCTCACGGCTGGCGAGCAAGCGGAACTGCAAGACCTCGAGCGAAGGCAGACGCTGGGGCGCTGGCTCGACGCCTGACGCACGAACCTAAAAGGCTGGGACAATGGATGACGATTTCAATGAGCGCTTCAAGGCGCTCAAGCGTGAATTGCGTGAGGTTGCGGAGGACTTCGAACAGCTCAGGAAGCGCAAGGCAAACGGAGAAGACGTGGAACAGATCGCAGCAAAGGTGACCGCCATCGAGAGCGAGATGCGCATGAAGTTCGCCTCGCTTCAGTCCGACAGCCAGGAAGTGCGCCACGCGCTGCAGAAGCTGGTTGAGACAATAGAGCATTTGCGGACGGACCTATCCACGCACAAGCGTGAAATCGCGCAGGTACAGGACAGCCAGAAGGGCAGCATGTGGGCGCGTATCCCGGTTGCGGGATGGGTCCTCATGGCCGTTGGCTGCTTTGCGGTGTTGCAACTCGGCCTTGAACGATGGGCCGAGTTTCAGGGGATGGCGCGTTGAGAGCCCCGACCAAAGCAGAGTGGGCATCCGCTGGCCGTTGGGTCAGGGATCACGCTCCCGCGTTCACCGTGTCCTTCGTGACGTTCTCGGCGCTCTGGGCCGCTGTCGTGGTGGCGTGCCTGACGCTCTACGTCTGGGACAGCCAATTTTACTCCAGCCTCGCCCCGCCCGGCATGGAAGCCAGCTTTATGGCTGCGGGGATCGTCTTCAGGACGTTCGTCATCTTCGGCGGATTGGCCATCGTTTACTTGAAAACCAACAAGCTGAACGCCTCTGCCGGCCGCACGCTGCGCTTCATCTGGGTGATGGGCCTGCTGGCTTGCGGTGTCGCGGCTTTGGGCTTTGTCACCGAAGGCAATGACTACCACTACCGCAAGAGCGCGGCCGTCACGCAGACGGAAAGCGCATCGACGGAAAGCGCCGACACGATCATTGCACGCGCCGAGAAGGAAAAGGTGGCGATCCGCGCCGACCGTGACCAGTTGGTAGCAGCCGCGCGCCAGTCGATGAACCTTGTCCTCGATGACGGCAACAGCCGCAATGATGACGTCTCGACCTATGAACGCAACATCGCGCAATACCAGACCGAGGCGCAAGCCAAGCTGGACGAGCAGGACGCGAAGATTGCGGCCGCAGAGACTGACCGTCTCGGCGCGCGTCAGCAGGCGACGGAAGCAGCCATCGGTGATCCGGCCTTGCCCGCAGTGTTCCAGGCTCCCGCGCGCTATTTCCCCGGCTTCGATGGCGTGACCTTCCGGGACATGTTCGCGCTGTTCTGGGTGATCCTGCTCGAGGCGTGCGGCTCTGTCGGCGCGCAGGCTTTGCTTGCGGTCCAGATGGGCATGTCGAAACGCAAGGAAGCGCAGGAGAACGGATCGCGGGGAGGGCGCATCACGGCCCGCCGCCGTCTGATTGCGGACCTACGCAAAGCACGCACCGAAACCAAAGCCGATCTCTCGGAGGATGACAATGGCAATCGAGATACTACGCCGAAGGCCGCCGAGTGAGCTGTACCCGTCGCGCGCGGCGGTTGACCTCATACGGCACTTCGAGGGCCTGAGCCTTACCGGCTACCTCGATCCTATCGGCATCCCCACGATTGGATACGGCAGGACCGGGCCTGTGGCTGTCGTGGGCAAGCGCATCACGCTAGCCGAAGCCGACGCGCTGCTGGACGAGGACGTGGCGAGCCATGCGCAGATTGTGCGTGACCAGATCACAGTGCCTCTCACGCAGGGCGAGTTTGATGCCCTGACGTCGCTGGCGTTTAATCTGGGCTATGTCCCGAAATCGTTAAAGGCCTGCTTGAATGGCGGCGTGACGGACGCGGGCAAGGTGATGACGCCAGGCAGCTACGGCTCGGCGCTGTTGCAGTTCCCCCGCAACTGCCGCGCAGGTGGCAAGCCGCTCAAGGGCCTTTACCGGCGCCGTCTGGCCGAGGCGTGCCTGTTCTGCGACCTCCCGTGGGAGAACGCGTGCAGCATCTCGGTCATCAAGCTGCAAGTCACCGAAGGCGGGCAGATCGACCCGAACGAAAGCACGTCGCTTGAAGACACCCTCATGCGTGCGCGGCTGGACACGTCGCGCCCGCCCGACACGTCATCCACCATCAAGAAACCGTGGTCAGAGCTGATCGCGAAAAAGGCTGAGCCCCCGACCTCTGTGATTGAGGCGGAGGGCGAGGCGGAACCAGCGGAGAAGGAAGCCCCCCAGCCCAACCCTCCGCTGGTGTCTGCTCCCATCGAGAAACCGGCGCTGCGTGGTCCCGCGCCGGCTACGGCGGAGGAGGGCGTTAAATCTCCTCCGCCGACTACGCCCAAGCCTGCGCCGCCTCCGAAGCTCCCTGACCCGCCCGTTCCAATCGGCCAACAGACCGGCGCTGTAGACGCTGCGAGAAAGTCGGAGGAGTGGTCTGCCTCTGCCAAGTCGATGATTTACAGCCGTCGATTTTGGGGCCTTCTCCTGGTTGTGGCGGGCCGTGTCTGGATGCTCAAGACTGGCAGCAACGCGGTTCTTGGAGCTGTTTCTGATCCGCTCGTGATGGAGATGTTCTCCGGCTTCATGGTTATGGTGATCGGTGAAGCCGTCCAGCACTGGGGCGAACGCAAAGCCACGCGGCCTCTCAAATGATTGCGCTATGGATGGGCCTGCCACAATGGGCGCGCACTGCGCTCATGTGGTGCGGCGCGCTGTTCATGATGGCGCTGACCGGCAAGTTCCTGCTGTCGCAGCATGACAAGCGCATCCGCAGGGAAGTGAACGACCAGCGCGACATCGAAGCCGCGCAAGTAGAGTCAGAAGTCCTCACTCAGATCACGGAAAACACCAATGAAGTCGTTCGCGAGGCTGACGCTGTGCGCAGCCATACCGCTGTTGTCGAGCTGCCAGACGGAACCAAAAGCCTCCCCGAATATCATTTCCGCGACTAGCGGCGCGATCTGGAAAGAGGCGCTCTGCACCACGGGGACGCCAATCCTGATCTCACGCGGCGACGTGCTGACGCTCCCGACCGCCGAGGCAATCGGGGACCATAACAACGCGATCTTCTGCGCTTGTCCGGAGAAGCGGCCTCCGGCGTTCAATGCCGCCATTTGCAAAACATAGGAGACTTGACGTGAACATTCTCGGGCTGGAAATCACAAGCAAGGGGGGCGCCGTGAACTGGATGAATGTTCGCCGGTTCTTCTACGTTGCAATCGTCACCTGGCTGGTCGGCGTTCGCCTGATCGGCCTGAACCCGTTCGATGACAAATCCATCGGGCTGGACACCATCCTTGACGGCCTCGCGCTGTATGCGGTGTGGCTGATCGTCTGGCACATGCTCTGGTCGCTGCGGCCTAAGTTCAGCTAACCTTGCAGGTACGTGTAACCAACCCGGCGATGCTCGGCGCTGTCGCGCTGTGTGTCGCCGGGGCCGTCGGCGCGTGGGTGTTCCTCGCGGGCCATGCGCATGACTGCGCGGCGCGCTGGGCTGATAGTGGCCTGCGCGTGAGCTACCGGGACGGGCAATGCCTCGTGGAAGCTGGCTCGCGCTGGTATCCGGAGCGCTCCGTGAAGATCTGGGTGCGGCAATGAGGTATGTGCCGTTTCTCAAGACGCTGTTGCTGGCAATCTCAGGCGCAAGCGCGCTGGTCTGGTTCGCGGTGGTGTTGGGGCGGCTGTAGCGGCCTCACCCGCCGCCCCATTTCGCGCCATCTCCCGAAATAGTCCCGAAGTCGAAAACGCGAAACGCCGGAAACGCCTGCAAACAAAGGCTCCGCGCGGTGTGACCAACCAGATTTTAAGTCTGCTGTGTCTACCAATTTCACCACGCCCGCAATTCTCGAAACCTCGCAAATTCAACGCTTTTCCGCCAGTCCTTCGCGTGACGCCCGACCCCCGTTCGGGGAACAGAGGGAATACGACACCCTCCAGCGGAACCGAAATCCCCGAACATGTCCCGAAGCACGTTCCCAAGGCGTTCATTTCCGCGCCTTGTGCATGGTCGTGAGCGCATCGCGCAGATCGTTCTCGGTCGCGTGGGCATAGCGCATGGTGCTCTGTATCGAGGCGTGGCCTAGCATGCGCTGGGTGAGCTTCAGGTTGCCCGTGGAGCGCAGGAGCGTGGTTGCCGCATGGTGGCGCGCCCCGTGGAGCGCACGCGCCCCTAGCCCCGCCTTGGCCGCTGTCGTGCGCAGGCGGCTCATCAGCCCCCAATAGCTGTACCCGAACACAGTCTCGTCAGCCTGGCGGGTCGATGCCATCGCGGCCAGCGTGCGGGCGTGTTCCGGCATAAGCGGGATGGTCAGCGTGTCCCCGGCCTTGCGGTTGCGCAGGGTGAGGCGGGCGCCGACGCCATCCACATCGGCCGGCAGGAAGAACAGCTCCCCGAACCGCAGGCCATAAGTCAGCATCAGATCAAGCGCGAGGCGGGGTACAGGCTCCAGCCCGTCGCGCCACGCGTTGATTTCTGCGTCCGAATACTCCCGCACAATGCCCTTGGGCTCTTTGAGCCTGACCGCCCGCCAGTCGATTGCGGGCAGGGACTTCGCGCCCCACACCTTCCGCGCGCGGTTCAGCAGGGGCCTTAGCGTGTGGTCGATAAGGTCGCGGTTGATCGTGGCGGGGGCGGGCGTGCGGCCCGGGTACTTGCGGCGCCGCCTGATGGCGTCTGCTATGGCTGCGGTGTCGATCTCGCGCAGCAGCTTCCCCTTGCCGACGCAGTCCAGCACCACGTCAATCCGGCGTTGCAGGTCCACGGCTGCGTTGAGCGTGTGGTTGACCTCGTCATAGTAGCGGCTGACGGCAATCTCTAGCGTCAGATCGCCGGCGTCCTGACCCGTGCCGGTCGCGGCTTCAAGTCGGCGCGCTCGCTCCACGGCTTCAGCGCTGCGGCGCGTCTCCTGGCCGGTCGAGCCATGGTAACGCCGCCCTTTGTAGACGAAGTCATAGTGCCAGTATCGGCCCTTGGGGTAGACGGACATGCTTTGGCCTGTGCGATGAAGGCGGCGACGTCAGCGGGATCAAAGCGGAGGCAGCGTTTACCAATCCTTACCGCGCGCAGGGAGCCAGCGTCCACAAGGGCGCGAACCGTCTTGGGGTCCACGTCGAGAAGGGCGGCAACTGCCTCTGTCTTTACAAGGCTCACTTCTCCCCGCTCCCCGCTAGTGCTGCGCGGGCGGCCCGGATCATCTTCTCTTCGGTCAGGCTGCTAACCCGCGTCTGCGCCGCAAACGGCTTCAGCGCCTCCCGCATCCTCGCATTCTCCCGCTCCAGCTCGTCGAGGCGGGCGGCTGCGGCGCTGGCTGTGTCGGCGGCGTCTTCAAGAGCGCGAGACAGGCTTGCCGCCAGTTTTGCGATCACGCTTTCGTCTTCATGCACCCGCGTTCCGTCTTGAAGCACGTAGCTGACGCGCGGATCATCGGTGATGCGCCTGTGGCGCTCAATGATCTGCTTCCACTCGGAGACGTTTTGCAGCCTCTCCACCAGTTCTTGCGTCGTGCTCATGGGCGGGGGTCCTGTGCTAGTGCTGGCGTCAGCCGCGCAACGACCGTGTCGATAAGATCAACCGCTTCGTATTCGCCCTGTTCGGTGAGGTACGTTGCTAGCTTGTTGAGCCCGGCAATCAGCTCTGGCGAAACGGGCGGAGGCATCGCGGCAATGTACGCGGTGACGGCGGCGCGCGAAATCCATCGCAAGTGCGCCCGTTCGCTATCAATCAACTCGTCCCAAGGCTCGTCGCAATCGATTTCACAGACAGCCCTTGCAGCCGCCTCCAGCGCGCGTTCGTGGGGGTGGGTCATGGTTTCCTCCTCACAGGCCAAAGCCACACCACAAGGAACATCACCACGCCCACAGCAGCCATCGGCGCGGCGAGCATCACGCTTTCATAGAGGCGGTCGATTTCTTCGGGGGTCATGCTGCCCTCGCGTTGCGGTGAGGGATCGAGACGCCCTTGCGGCGCAGGTTCGTGATGACGGCCGCTGCGGCCTTGCCAGGAACAGTAGTGCGGAACGCCGCGCCCTTGGACGTTGCGCCGCGAGTGCTATCGATTTCACGAAACGAGCAGCCGGCCATGTAGAGGCTCAACACCTCTTGTTCTGTCGGCGTCATCCGCTGGCCGCTGCCAAGCACTGCGACCACCGCAGCAACCGAACGGCCCGACCATTCCGCAATTTCTTCCAGCGTGTCACCGCTGCGAAAGCACTCGCGCGCCCATTCCAGTTCGTCACGGTCCCAGCGCATCACCGCTCGTCCTCCACCCGCACAATGATGTGGTCCAGCAAGTCCGCCAACAATCGCATCTCGCGTTCCGGCGTGCGGCCGTCACGCACCAGCCGGCGCATCAGGCGCTCGCAGTCTGCGCGGATGGTGTCGGCGGGGATGGCGATAGGCGCGTGGGGGCGCAGTTGGATCACGTTGCTCATATCGCCCTCCGCAGCTTCGCGCACGTTGAGCGCACCACGTTGACCGTCTGGCGCTTGCGAACGTGAGACGTCAGGTCGAACGCCGACACCTCGGCAGAGCGCTGCAAGTGTTCCGTGAGCGCGAAGGCGGGGCGGGTGAGGGATTGAAGCTGCGTGATCATGCTGCACCTTTGAGAGCTGCGTCAGCGATCTGGCCCATCTCCCACAGCGCGCGGACGTAACCCGCGTCATAGGCTTCGCGGAGCATGTCGTTGACTTCGTCGCGGTAGTCGGTTGACCAGCCAGGCGGCCATCCTACGGTCGGGCCATCGCTTGGCTCCCTGACCGGCGCTTCGCCTGCGATGCGTTCGAGTGCTTCAAGCGGGCTCATTTCGACACCGCCTTCCGCGCCGCACGGGCTTCAGCCTCGTCCTGCGCTGCGCCTTCTTCAGCGATCAGGTCGTCAATCGCGTCCTGTTCGGTGGAGCCCCATCCGACAATGTAATCCTCGTCGTCGCCCTCACGCGTCGCGCGCCAGTCGTTGCAGCGATACGGGATCGGCGGGTGGACGTACTCGGTGATGATGCGGCGGGCGCTCATGCTGCACCCATGAGACGCTCATCACGGGCCAGATCGTTGTAGTAGTCCGCACGATCCGCCTCGCACTCAGCAGCGTAGGAGCGGTCCAGTTGCTCGCGTGCGTCAGAGCCAAGACGAGCCCAACGCTTGCGATCAGTTGCGGATGCGTCAGAGCCGAAGAACTCTTCGCGCGCAGTTGAGGCGAACAGATCCCACGCATGTTCGCAGACCATGAGGTTGTCCGCGACCTGATCCAGCATCCCCTCAAACATCTCGCCGTCCGTCTTTGACGGCAGCTCAAGCGCAGCAAGCGCCTCGCTGGTGCGGCGCGTGAACGTCAGCGCCATGTGGGTGATTTCGTCGGGGGTCATGGTGTGTCTCCGTGCCCGTCCTTGGGCGTGGGGAGACATTGCATATTGCAACATCGGTAGTCAACGGGAAAATTGCAAATTGCAATACGCGGTCTGTTAACCCGCGTTTCGCTTGGCGAATGTTTGCAGAATGGCCGCCGCCTGTTCGCGCTTGTCCGCTGGGATCGTCGCCCAGATTTCAAGGACGTCCGTGTTCAGGTCGTTCGGGTCATGGTCGAGGATCATGCCTGGCGTGGTGCGCAGCGCGGGCGCGAATTTGAGCAGCCATTTAAGGGATAATCCGCGCTCGCCCGTCTCCAGCAGCGACACCACGCTGGCGGTTGTCTTCACCGCCTTTGCTAAATCCGCCTGCGTCATCCGGCGAAACTCCCGCCAGGCTCTTAGGTTGTTGCGCTGCTTTGGTGCGGGTTTCTTAGCCATCGCGCAGTCTTGCAAAACGCAATGACCGATCAATCCCGCAAAATGCAACATCGGGGGTTGACGGCCAATGTTGCAATCTGCAATAGTCGCCGTCATGAAGATCGCACCTGCAGATTTCGCCAAGTTGTTCGGATCGCCCAGCGCGCTTGCCAAGGCCATCGGGGAAAACCCGTCCACGGTCCACTGCTGGAAGCATCGCGGCGTCATTCCCCCTAACAAGGTTCTGGCCGTGTCGGACGCCACCGGCATACCACCGCACCGCATCCGTAGCGACATATTCCCAGCGCCTTCCGCGCGTCGTCACAAACGCACGGAGGCCAGGGCGACCGCTTAGGCGGTCAACGGGGCGCACAATGAAGCATCACACATCGCCGCGCGCTCTGCCGCGCGCATCTATCCCGAACACCCAAACGCACGAACGGAATGCGTGTTCCGCGCGTGCGTGCGCCGCCGGTCCGACCCCCCAACCCAGTGCCGGCGGCGCAACCCATAACCCCGTCCGTGGTCCGGTCGGGACTGCCCGTGCGCAAGCGCGGGCCTTTTATTCAGCGGTGTGCGCATGACGCGCCTCTGGTTCACCGTGCCAGGCCTTGTGCGAGGGAAGGGGCGTCCGCGCTTCGTATCCACGCCGCGTGGCGGGCGCACCTACACCGATGCGCAGACGGCGTCTTACGAAAACCTCGTGAAGCTGTGCGCCAAGTCGGCCGGCGCACGCATCTCCGAGGGGCCGCACCGCGTCGAGATTGTCGCCTATTTCGCGCCCGCTCCGTCATGGCCGAAGAAGCGCATTGCCGCCGCGCTGGCGAACGAAATCGCGCCCGCTGTCGTGGACCTCGATAACGTCGCGAAAGCGATCATGGACGGCCTCAATGGGGTGGCTTGGGTTGACGACAAAAGTGTCTGTGAGCTGATCGTCATCAAGCGCTTCGGCACAGAGCCGCGCGCGGAAGTCTCCATTTCCCCCGCCATGCGTCAGCAGGTGGCGGCATGAGGCGCAAACACGCACCGCGCGGGGCCGCGCTTCAGTGGCTCAAGCAGCACGCCGAACATGCAGGCGACGAGTGCCTGACGTGGCCGTTTGGAAACAACGAAACGGGATACGGCTTCATCCGGCTCAATGGCCGCGTCATCAAGGCGTCGCGCGTAATGTGTGAGCTTGCGCATGGCGCGCCCGCGACCCGCGATCTGCAGGCCGCGCATTCATGCGGCAACGGCCGCAAGGGCTGCGTGAACCCTCGGCACCTGCGCTGGGCTACGCAATCCGAAAACCAGCACGACAGAGTGCTGCACGGCACGTCCAACAGGGGCGAGCGGTGCGGCAGTGCAGTGCTTACGCAGGCCGATGTGATGCGCATTCGCGCGCTGGCTGGCGTCGAACGTCAACGGGATTTGGCGCGCCACTACGGCGTCGCTCAAGCAACAATTTCCAAGATCCAGCGCGGCGAGCGTTGGGCTTGGATCACTGAGCAAAGCGCCGGCAGCCCGCAAAATAGGGCTGCGCAAGCAGCCTAACATGCGGGGGCAAATGGCTCCTTCCCTGCCGGCGCGTGCCCCTTCTGGCATGAGCAAGGGGAGAGGCTGAAAAGGAAGGTGAAATATGCCGCTACCGATTATCGGCGCTGATGACCGAATGCGTCAGCAGCGCGGTGTTAAACTCATGGTGCTTGGACAAGCAGGCGTCGGCAAGACTTCGTTGCTGCGCACGCTGGACCCCTCGACCGTGTTGTTCTGTGATCTTGAAAGCGGGGACCTCGCTGTTCAGGACCTGCGTGTTGACCAGTTGCGCCCGCAGACATGGTCCGAGTGTCGCGACCTGGCTTGTTTCCTTGCCGGGCCGAACCCGAACGTCAGGCCGAAAGACGTCTATGGGCAAGAGCATTACGACGCCTGCATTCAACGCTTCGGCTCGCCCGATGCGCTGAAGAAATACGACACGGTGTTTATCGACAGCCTGTCGGTTGCCGGCCGTCTCTGCTTTGCGTGGGCCGAACACCAGCCCGAAGGCTTCAACGCCAAAGGCGAGAAGAACTTGTTGGGCGTTTATGGTTTGCTTGGACGGGAACTGGTTCTCTGGATCACGCGAATGCAGCACGCGCGGATCACAAACATCGTCTTCGTGTGCTTGCTGGACGAGAAAGAGGACGACTTCAAGCGCAAGTCGTGGGCGATGCAGATCGACGGGGCGAAGGCCGCGCGTGAAATCCCCGGCATCGTGGATTGCTGCGTCACCCTCGCAATCATCCGCCCCGACGACGGCGAGCCCTACCGCGCCTTCGTGACGAACCCGGACAACCCCTTCGGCTTCCCCGCGAAGGACCGCTCCGGCCGTCTCGACCCGCTCGAGAAGCCGCACCTCGGCGACCTCTTCAACAAGCTGAACGACACGGCGCGCGGCCAATCCGCCAAGACCGCACCGCGCGCCGCTGCCTGATCAATCCCCATCAAGAGAAAGAACACGCATCATGTCTATCGACTTCAACCTGGCCGAACGTCAATCCGCTCCTGTCGGCGAGCCGATCCCTGAGAACACCGTGGCGCCCGTCATCATGGCGCTACGCGAGATCAAGACCGGCAAGTCCGGCGCGCAGGGCCTCGATGTTGAGTACACCGTCACCGCTGGCCCCTACAAAGGCCGGAAGGCGTGGGGCTGGGTGGGCATCGCGGGCAACGGCTCCGAGGGCCACAACACCATGGTCCGCATCTCGCACGCGGCGCTGCGCGCCAT